CCTAAACTCCTAAAACCCCTCCCGTGTCTACGTTTAGCTGAAGCTCAACAGAAGTTATAAGCCGTAAGCGTTTGGTGAATTCTTCCGTGCCCTGAAAAGGTAATCTCCCGCATCGCAAAAGAGTTTTGCGAGAAAAGAAAAAGAGAAATTGTCAGAGCGCTAAGTAGCTTCCGCATATTGTGTACTCATCCGTTTCAGGGTTCGGGTTGTTCGTTACATCCATTTTGAGTTTTTCACCTGCTGAAAGATTTCCGCCTGCCGTCACTTGCTGATACACCGCATCCACGCCTTCGCTTGAACAAACAGGCGTCGTGTGCGTCATTTGATTTCCCGCGTCATCCTTGAGCTGAAGATTTGCTTTTGTGGAACAAGCGCCTTTGCAATGACAGCCAACGTTTTTAATCGTGACCGCATAAGGGAATGAACCAAGCGAGAAATTGTCGTCAATCGCAGAAAGCGAATCGACGCGCTCACAAAATCGGAATTCGGTGAGTTGTTTTCTGAAAATGAGATCAGCGCGAGAATCTTTCATTGCGAAAAAAAAGAATGCGAGCGCAAACAGAAAAATGGCTTTCATGGCAAAACACTACGGCGGATGGAATCTTACTTAAAGGGGGTCTTTACTACAGCGTAGTAACGACTTTGATTTATAAGGTGAAGAAAAACGGGGGAGTTTGGGCTCCCCCGCGGGGCTAAACAGCTACTTTTTGCTCCTTTCCCTCTGATTCTTCCAGAGCCAGATCAGAAATTGAGAAACGCTTGCGAACCCCGAACGCTTCGCATCACGCGCGAGCTGGCGTTTCTCTTCTTTTGAGATTCTCATGTGGAGGTAATCGTTTTTCATGACCGGCCTTGTTTCAACGTGTGCTTCAGGATGAGGAAAAGCACTTTCTCGGCGGTCAATCTTTTCTTCGCGCCGATGTGCCAGTCGGTAATTTCCTCAACCGTCTTTCCTTGGGTCCCCAGATAACTTTTGCCAGTCTTGTAATTATAAATCGTGAACACTTCGCCATCGATGGCGCCTATCCACTCGGCGTCGATCTTGTAGCAGTGACGCGTTGAATTCGGAGGTCCGAAGATCGTGACAAGATCAGCGTAGCTGATTTTAAGCTCGCCTTGATACGAGGTTCCGATTGAGCTTGTTTTGCCTTTCATGTCGATTTTAAACTTTGTGCGTTTCATTTCACGACCTCCTCGCCTTTTTCGATCCTGATATCAAGCTCAAGGCATTTCATCTCCAAGCGCAAAAGCTCAAGTTCGGATTCACGGTTTTTTTCCATTTCCTTCAAGGCGCTTCTTGCTTCCGTTGAAAGCGCCTCATCGATTGCTTTAAGAAACGCGATGTGCTTGGCAAGCTCGTTTGAGTTGTTTTTGCACTTCCTCGTCCAATACCTCAAGGCATCCTGAATGCGCTTTAAGCTCTCGATTTTCTTTTGATCTACCTGTTTCTGTTCCATTTTTGACCTTCCTTTCCTTTGAGGGTGGGAGGGGGCCATACCGTGATCACGGTGTCAACACAATTCGGCCACCTAAAAAAGCGCCTAATGTTCAATGGATTTGAAGCGGGTCTTACAAACCCGGCAGACGTGATAGCGGACAGGCGGCGTCGACGAATAGCATTTGACATTTTTTGACCGGCAAGCCTTTCTCGGACATCTCACCGGCACGTAAAAGACAGCGTAATCTTCGGCTTCTTCTTCACGCGTTTCTTTTGGTTCAGAGAAACTTCTTTGTTTTGATTTAGAATTCCCAAGCCATCCCTCTCTTTTTTGCTCCCATGCACTCACTGAAACCATCCCTTCCGGTTCCCGAGCCACGGGCTGCTTGCACGTTCCTCGTGTTTTTCAGGTTCAAAGATTTCTTTTTTATCCTCTTCGCGCAACGTGGACACGTAAAGCATGTCGGCTGCCGCAACCGCGCACACTTCGCTATCGAGGTAATGGTTGGGCGTCGAGTGCGTTTTTTTCTGCCACAGTTCTTTTGCTTCGCCTGTTTTTTTGTTTCTGATGATGATTTTGTGCTCGGCGCAGAATTGCTTTAAATAATCCTCAGTGGGATTCTTAAACAAATGCCATTTAACCGGATCTTTCGTTGAAACAAGACGCGCGATCTTGTCCTTGTAAAACGAAACGTCAACGCGCCAGAGCGTGATACCGCCCTCGATCACGGCGCCGGTTTTTGGATTTCTATCGATTCTCGTGATTTTGAAAGGAACGCCCGTAACGGAAGCGTCACCCTTGGTCGGTCTTAAAACTTCGCGCCATCTGCGCGAGATTTCATAGACTTCATCCGTTCTGAAACCCGAGTCAACGCAGGCAAGCCGCACCGTTAGAAGCGATCTGTCTTCACGCCTGTACTCGGTCTCAAAAAGAATGGAAAGAACTTCTTCCCATGACTCAACTCTCAAAGCGCGGATGAGCCATGATTCAAGCCCAACGCCCCATCCCCGAATCACCAAATAAAAATGATCCTTTTGAACGTCAACGCCTCCCGTTAAAACAATCACGCCTCCCGGGAGCGTTCCTTCGTCATAATCGAGTGCAAGCACTTTGATTTTGTCGGGTTCGCGCTCTTCCGTTTTTTCTTCCCAGACTTCGGCAAGCCAAGAGTTCACGAAGTTCATTAAGAGGTTGGGCTCGTCTTTTGAGTGAATAAACTCGGCTGCGATTTCAGAGATCGTAAGCCACGGGGAATAGACCGCGTTGATCCAGAAACCTTTCTTTGAAGCTACTTTAAGCTTTCCCGTGACTTTACCGTTCCGGCTTATCTCTTGACCCGACTGGATCCATTTTCCTTGAGGAAGCATTTTCTGTTTATGTGAGTCCGTGATCTTTTCATGACAAAACAGACACTCGTACCACGCAAGCTTGTCTGCTTTGATGATTTCAGGATCCCTTTCCTCCTGCGGCCATTTGATCTGGGAAAAGACGAGCACTTGATATTCATTGCAATGAGGACACGGAACGTAGTAACGGCACCTGTCCGTGCGCTCATATTCGCTTGCAATGTAGCCTTCTCTTGTGGTGGGCGTCGAGCATTTGACTACTTTCCGGTTCCAGAAGGTCCGGGTTCTTTCAGTTGCAAGCTTGATCGGGTCCGCTTCGCGTCCCGAGAACTTCGGGTATTTGTCCGTTTCATCAAGGAAAAGATATCGGATTGGTTTTTGAGCAAGGCCCGCGGGAGAATTCGCGCCCACCAAATAAACAATCATCCGATCCAGCGTGATCTCAAGGCGCGTCACGTCGTCTTTGTCCTGCGTTCTGTGCGCCGAAAGCGCGGGCGAAAGATCGATCATCGGAATGACCCGGTCTTTTGAGATGCTTTTTGCGTCTGTCTCACGCGGCATCACCCACAAGGCAGGTGCCGGATCCTGATCCACGACGTAACCCAGCATGTTAAGCATCGATTCTGTTTTTCCCACTTGCGTGGACGCCATGATGACGATCTCTTCAACGACGGGATCGATAAAGGCATCCATGATGCCCTTGATGTAGGGTGTCCTGTCCGTCATCCATTGGCCGGGCTCTGCTGAAGTCAAAGGATCAAGATACCGGCTTTTGTTTGCCCAATCTGATACCAAGAGATCCTTCGGAACTTGAAAAACCCGGCGCTCCGGCTCCGAATCAAACGAGGGAATTTTGATTTTCATCTCAAACCCTCGGCAAATTCGCTTAGGATTTGCTTGACCCGCTTGTCCACGATGTCCTGAATTTCGCGGATCTCACGTCCGTAAGCCTGAGGCGCAATGCGTTTCCCGAGCGAAAGAAACGCTTTCTTTAAGGCAAGAATTCTTTGAACGCGTCCCTGCTCGATCTCTTCGCGTGAGACAAGAGTGGCAAGCTTTTGTTTGTAATCGAGTTCCGCTTCAAGTGCTTTGAATTGGCGGTAACGGTCTACCCATTTGATGCTTTCGGGATCTTTGAGACCCTTTTTCTCCTGAAGTTTTGAAATACGCCATATTTCAATTTCATTTAAGTCGTAATGGCCATCGGGAGTCTTGGGCATTCCGTCTAAAACCCAATACTGAACGTTCCGGTAGGAAACTTTAAAAGCCTTGGAGACTTCGACTAAGGTTTTGACGACGCCGAAGTTTTGAGGTTCTTCTTTATGGCCTTCGTATTCTTTGAGTTCGGCGAGTTCAGATGCGGTAAGTGCTTTCCCGGCTTGAACTTTTTCTAAGAGGTGGATGTGACGTTTCTTTTTCGCAAGCTCAAGAACGTTTGGAACTTTTGGCTTGAGATCTTCCGCCATATCATGGGCTTGTCTTTTGGATGAGCTTGGCGTGCCTTCCCGTAAATTCCTCAAAGCGCCTGATGGCCACGTCGCAGAAGACGGGCTCAATTTCCATGGCGAAGACCTTCCGGTAAAGCCGCTCGCCCGCAATGATCTGCGTTCCCGATCCCGAGAAAGGTTCGTAGCAAAGGTCGCCGGGTGAGGTGTGAATCCGCATGGGAATGGCGAAGACTTCCGTCGGCTTTACGGTCGGGTGTTCTTTGGCCGTTGCCCGTTTCTTTCCTTCCCAATCAAGAGGCCAAATGTCGGTGTAGTATTCCGGATTTGTCGGGTCGCCTGACCTGAAAAGCCCAATCTCCCAGACGCTTGAGACGTTTTTCATCGCAGGCCGGTACTTGGGCTTTTTTCCTTCCGGCCAGCCGAACGCGCAGGGCTCATGACGCCACGAGTAAACGGAATACGTCATCAAGTGACAGGGCTTTACCCAAATGATGGGCTGATGAAGAAGAAGCCCGAGTTTGTCAAAGACGTTTTGAACGTCGCCTGCTCTTTTTGACGCATGCCACATGTAAACGGGAACGTTCGGGATGGAGTATTCGAGCCCGAGCTTGAGATAGGACTCGTAAAACTTTCCGGCGTCTTTGATGTCGACTTCGTGATAAACGTGAGACCAATTCTTTCCGCCCTCTTTATACTTGCGGCCGGGACCGGAAGGCCTGCCCGTGCCATCGTAATCCACGCAGTAAGGGGGGTCTGTCGCAAGGAGTTTGATTTTTTCTCTTCCGATTAATTTTGCGACGTGTTCGGGGTTCGTGCTGTCGCCGCACATGAGCCGGTGTTCACCAAGCTGCCAAATGTCCCCGGGCTTCGTCTCGGCTTTCTTCGGGGTTTCCGGAACGTCGTCGGGAAGCGTCTTCCCGGCGCCCGTGCTTTCTTTTTCAAACTCGGCAACTTCCTCTCGAAGCTCATTTAAGCGAAGGTTGATGTAATCTTCCGGCGCCATCTGCCTTAATTTTTCGATGATGGACGTGATCGCTTCCGTCCAGTGCCCCATGATGGCTTGGTTGTTCATCGAAAGGGAAATCGCTTTCTGCTGGACGGCGTCGACATCCACCACAATGCAGAGGGCTTCTTCGGCACCGGCGTCTTTTAAGACTTTAAAACGCTGATGCCCCGAGACGATCTGCATCGTGCGTTTATTGACTACGATCAAATCGAGGTACCCGAATTTGTGGATTGAAGCGCGGAGGCCTGACAACGCCTCTTTCGAGATGTCACGCGGATTCTCCGGATCCGGAGCGAGCCGGGAAAGCGGAAGCTTTTTGATGACTGGCTCAATCTTGAGTTTCAACGAAATGCCCCCGGGTTAAACACGAAATCGGGGGTGAGCCCGTAACCCCATCTTAGCCGAGATATTGCCCCTAACACGAAATGTGACCCCATTTCTGACCCCCGATAACACCTAAAAACCGATATGAACACGAAATCACAAAAATGAACTTCATCATCAGAGACCGCCCGCGCCGCCGCCGACCCGCGCCGGACACCCCCGCTCCAAGGACCCGTTGATTGATTAAATATTTTCACTCGCTCCTCGTCATGGTAGATAAAATGTTTCCAATTTTTGTGGGTGTGTGCTTGTCAGTTTCATTTTGTTTTATGTTTTGATTCGCAAAGAACTGTTCCATCTCTTTGGCTAAGGCTTTACTAAACCAAGCCCACACGTTCGTGACCTTAACCTTGGTGGTTGTGAGTTGGTTAACCACACGGGTAACCACCTGTGGGTGGGGTGGGTAACCTACTTCTTTCTTAAAAGCCTGAATGAACTGAAAGAGATTGAACCGAGGAAAGAGTTCTTTTCCGAGAGCAATCATGTGATTGATTTCTTGCTTTGAGGGAGTAGGGTAAGGAAGTTTTCTTGAATTTGTCCACGCGCGTGTTGTTTCTTTAAATATCTCTTGTTCAATTATCTCTTGTTCGTGTGACATGGGTGTCACCGGTACCAGTGACACGGGTGTCACCGCTCCCGTGACAGGCATGTCACCGGTGACACGAGAGTCACCGGTTACGTTAAGGAGTTTATAAACGCTTACTTTTCCATTCGTGCGTTCAATCGAGACCGCGCGAAGTTCTTCAAGCCGCTTTAAAGCCCGCATGATGGTGCGACGACTGACACCGGCATGCTTGGCAAGGGTCGCTACCGAGGGAAAACAATCCTGCGCTTTGTAATTGGCGTAATAACAAAGCCAAGAATAGACGGCGACTTCCATCGGGCTCGCCTTTTCACTGATCGCTTTAAGCGCCGATTTATCGATCCAGAGAAATTTACCGTCACGCAGATCCCTGATCTCAATTGGTTTGTCCGTCATTCCACTTCGCGCCTTGCTTTTTTCTTTTTGCTTTCTTCCTTCGCGCGGGTTTTCTTAAAATTCGCCTCCCTGAGCTTCTCCCGGTTGTAACCGCTCATTCCTTTGTAAATTTTTTTCAACCCTTTTTGTACTCGCATCGTCTCCTCCTTTTTTGCTTGAACGTGGATATAGAGCCGATGGATATATATGCAACTTGTAAAAAAGTGTCGCAAAGAAAGGCGGGAAATAAGCTGGAAATTATTTTAAGAACTCGTTTAAGCCTTCTGCTTCAAAAACTCCCTTAATGCGCTTAATCTGATAATGAATCGAGCTTCGGTGTTTGTGAAGTTTCCGGCTTATTTTTGTGACATCGAGTCCGTCTTTGAGCAACCGGCAGATCGCTTTCTGTTCTGGAGTGAGTTTGCGGTTTGCTTTCCTCATTTTTTCTTTTAATTCTTTTTGTGAGACGATATCCGCTGGGGTTGGTTTTTCTTCGGAGATTTCTTCGATGAGCGTTCTCGCATCTTCTTCTTTAGAGAATGGCTCATCAAGCGAGACGGCGGTTTGATCCGCCTTTCTCTTCATCGCACTGAGGGAACGTACAATTTCTTGAAGCTTGGCGCGAACCACTTTCGCCATGAAAGTGGCTTTCGAGGCATCCCTTGTTGAATCGTAACGATCCCTCACAAAATGCCAGTGAGCAAGCACTTCCTGCATCAAATCAAGGAAATCTTCCTTCTTCAGGTAGCTCCATTTGCCTTTAAACTCCCGCACAAGTTTCTTCGCAATCGCAATTTCCCATGGCTCAAATAGACTGCCGTAGTCATGGCGCATCCATTAAACATGTGGATTGGGATTTTGCGCTCCATCATAAGCGGCAATTCACCTCTTAAAAAATGAAGAATCTTTGCGACACTTTTTCACAAACGGCATATGTATCCCTAAAGAGGGAGACATGCCGCGAAAGATTGAATGCGTTTTTGTGGATCATCCGGACGAGGAAGGGCGCTCGAAAAAAATCATTGAGATCCTTTCTCATGCCATCTTCAAGACTTTGAAAGAAAAAGGTCTTCTCCGGAAAAGCCCCACGCGCGAAAAACGCCTTGAAGACACGCTTAAAGAGGCGCGCGAGATCAGACTTCGCTTAAAAGAGGACGCTGAAACCGACTGCGTCGATTCAGCTTGATATTTTGCGGGGTTTGGATAGGGTCTGGGCGCATGCGAAAAATACCAAAAAACCAGAATTGCACATATTTCTGTGCACTTGAAAAGGAGACCGAATGAAGCGATGCGGCTTTGTAATTCGAGTGAGCACCGACGTCCAAGCCCGAAATCCCGAAGGTTCCCTCAAAAACCAGCTCCAGCGCCTTAACGCTCACATTGAATATAAGAACAAGGCCTGTGGTGAAAACTGGATCGAGTGCGGCCGCTACGTCTTAAAAGGCGTCTCGGGCAAAGACGCTTTCAGGAGCCCTGAATTCGCCCAGCTCTTTGAGGATATTAAATCCGGGAAAGTGAACACGGTCGTCTGCACGGCGCTTGATCGTGTGAGCCGCTCGGTCAAAGACTTCCTCAATTTCTTTGAGATCCTCGCCAAGCACAACGTCGAATTCGTATGCCTCAAACAAAACTACGATACGACCTCGCCGCAAGGAAAACTTTTCATCACGATCATGATGGCCTTGGCCGAGTTTGAACGTGAGCAAACCTCTGAACGCAATAAAGACGCGACGCTCGCCCGGGCAGAGCGCGGTCTCTGGAACGGCGGCCAGCTCTTGGGCTATGACATCATCCCCGGAAAGAAAGGTTATGTTGTCCCGAACGAAAAAGAAAAATCGATCGTTCAATTTGCGTTTAAACGATATCTCGAGTGCGGATCCTTGATTCAAACGACGCGGGAAATGAACGAGCGTGGCTACCGGACGAAGGCCTATACCTCAAGACGCCACAAGGTAAACCCCGCGCGGACTTTCGGCAGAACCACCATCAACCAATTCCTGATGAACTGTGCTTACATTGGCCTCAAGGAAATCAACAAAAAGAATAAGCCCCTCGATCAATCCAAGCTTCCCGAAAATCAAAAGTACAAAACCGTCAAATCCGTGTGGGAACCCCTCGTCGATGAAGCCACGTTCTACAAAGTCCAAGACCTTCTCAAGAAAAACGCCCGGAGCAAGCACAACGAAACCGCTTTGATCAAACACGTCTATCTTTTGAACGGCGGACTCGTCTGGTGCGAAAAATGCGGCAACCAGATGGAAGGAATCTGCGGGACCGGACGGCTCGGGCAAAAGTATTTTTACTACGTCTGCAAAAACAAGGAATGCCGTTTCAAAGTCCCTGCGGACGAACTCGAGCGCATCGTGATCGAGCGCATCAGGCAACTTTCAAACGAAAAAGACGCTATCGACAAATCAATCGAAAACGCCAATGCTTACCTCCAGAGTGAACTCCCGCGCCTCAAGACCGAACGGGAAATGCTTGATAAGGAACTCACGGAAGTGAAAGACACGGCCTCCGGCATCATCGACAAACTCGCTCCGATGGCAAATGGCGACAACGGACTCTTCTTGAAAGAAAAGCTCGATGACCTTGGCAAGCGCCGAAAGCAAATCGAACACGGCATCGAGATGGTGCAACTGACGATTGATCAAATTGAGCGCGAAGCCGTGGACAAGGAAATCGTACTGGAAGCCTTGAAAAAGTTTGGAGAAGTCTTTGATAACATCGAGCCCTACCAGCAGAAGGAGCTGATGAAACTCGTATTGGCCAAAGCGATCATAGGCCCTGACCACCTGAAGGTAGCCCTCTACGGACGCCCCGGGAACCTCGAAAACACCTTAAATCCCGAGACGGAAGAAGCACGCTGTGGGATGCCAAACTGGCTGCCC